CTCGACTGTGAGGCCGTCGCCGGCAAAGGTTTCTTCAATGACGTCGGCGAGATCAGGTCGGAAGCCCCGGCCCTCGACGCCCGCCTCTGGGTCTTCGATGTCCCCTGCATGAGCAGCAGTTCCTACCGCGAACGCCGTAAGGTGCTCGTCGACATCTTCGAGGCCGCCCTGCCCAAGCCCGATTCCCTCTTCCTCGTCCCCTCGCTCGTCGGCGTCCTGCCCGAGGAGGCCTTCCGTGACTTCACGGCGCAAGGTTTCGAGGGTGTCATGGTCAAGGATGCCTCCGCCCCTTACTCCCACGGCGTCCGTTCCGCAGCTTGGCAGAAACTCAAGGCCTCCGATACCGTTGACGCTGAGGTCGTGGACGTGGTCGAAGGCGAAGGCAAGTGCGCCGGCATGGCTGGCCGCATCGTCGTCCGCCTCGGTCGCCGCTACGTCAACGTCGGCACGGGCATGAGCAACGAGACCCGCCGCGATCTGCTCGCCCGCCGTGCCCAGGTCATCGGCCAGACCGCCGAGGTCGCCTTCCACTGCGTCACCCCCGACGCCTCCCTGCGTCACCCTTCCCTCGTCCGCATCCGCGGCGACAAGTAATCTCCCCCAACACAAACGCACATGACTACCAAATCCATCAAGGCCGAACTCGTCAACGACCGGGCCATGACCGAACTCCTCAAGCGCAAGGCCATCGACTTCCGCGAGACCGCCAAACTCAAGGACCGGGACGGCTCCGTCAAGGGCCTCGGCGCCTACGCCCTGTACGGCGTCGACCACGTCCGCGGCCAACTCGTCGTCCTAGCGAGCGAGCCCACCTCCGCCGACTTCAACAAGTACGTCACCGCCAAGGCCAAGGCCGAAGTCGTGGCCCGCTACGATCACGTCGTCGAGTACCGCGACGCCGGCTCCCATTCCAACCCCAAGGTCACCATCCTCTGCTGGACCAAGGCCGAGTAACCCTTCCCACCCAACCCGCACATGAACCAAGAACCCACCGACCTGATCACCGTCGGCGACCGCCCCCTCCGGCTGTCCCGCCCGGTGCTCCCACACGCCGCCCGCCGTCTGGCTGGCATCCTCCCGCAGCTGAACGCCCTGAACACGGCCGGCAAATCTCAGGCCGACGCCGCCTTCGCCCTCGGCGTGTCCATCGGCGCCGTCCGCACGTGGGTCGCGCTCACCGGCATCTCCTGGACGAACCTCAACCGCCGCGGCCCCTACGCCAAGCGCACGAAGTAAGACCATGCCTTCCGCAAACTTCGTCTTCACCGACAAGGTGACCTTCCTCGGTCGCGACATCCCGCTGCTCAAGCCCATCGCCCTGTTCAACGCCCGCCGTCTGGAGTCCCTACTCCCCCAGATCGCGGCGCTGAACGCGGCCCGAATGAGCAAGGAGGCCGCCGCCAAGGTCTTGGGCGTGACCGGGCAGACTTTAGCAACATGGATTAATCTTACCCAGACGACTTGGCTCGGCAAAATCAACCAGCCCAAGTACCGAAACCCCGAGCGTCACCGGGCGAACGTCAAGGCGTGGAGGCTTCGCAACCTGGACAAGGTCAAAGCCATGAAGCGCGCTTACTATCTCCGCTGCAAGGCCCGCCGCTTCTCCCGCCCTACCACCCATGCCTAACCCCCTAGCCCATCATCCCTCCATGCTCATCATCCGACCCGACTCACTCCCCCGCCTCTGGTGGCTGTTCCCCTGGAGCATCGCCCGTCAGCTGCACAAGAACGCCGTGGCCCTCAAGGCCATGTCCGACCGCCTCGACAACGCCCTGACCATGCAAGCCCACATCATCGTCGACCAGTCCGAGGAGATCGCGAACCTCCGCACCGAGGCCGAGCGTCTCGCCGGCAACGTAAACTATTGGCGCATCGAGGCCGAGACCGACCACGCCCGATGGCTCCGCGTGCTCGAGGAGAATGACAAGCTGCGCAAGCAGATCGCCGACATCGACGCCGCCATCATGCTAGGCCGCGTCATCACCCCAGACGCTCACCCCCATGAGTAACTTCCGCCACCTCGACGGCATGGTCGCCCTGCTCTCCGAGGTCTACGAAATCAATGAGCGAATCCTGACGGGTGATATTTGCAGTAACAAGACGGCCATCGCCTCGACCCGCATGAAGAAACTCCTGCACCACTATCACGAAGCCCTGCACGAAGACGGCGCCGTGAAGGTCTCGCTCCAGGCCTACGCCGCCGCCGGTGGCTGGGTCGGAATACAATACTCCTATGAGCTCGACGGCTTCGAAGTCGCCGGATCACAAGTCCCGAGACGCGTATGAGAGAAGACTTTCCATTCCAGAAAGCACAGGAGGCTATCGTCGATATGCTCCACGACTATCTCGCTGAAAAGGAACACGCCGAACGGCTTGAAAGTGAGAACGCCATCCTCATGAGAAGAACCGCCCTACTGATGGACGAGGTCGAACGGCTGACCAAGGCCGGGGATGAGATGGATCGGGCTCTGACTACCTATGCTGGCAACATGAAAGACAAGTGTTTCCAATGTCAGTTAGACTGGAACGCCGCCAAGGAGGGCAAGGGCCAGCCATGACCCTCAACCAGCGCTTCTCCGTCGTCGCCCTGCTGCTCCTCGGGCTCAACGCCCAAGCCAAGACCGACGCCGCCTTCCTCGAGGCCGTCGCCGCGGTCGAGTCCGGGCACAACCGCAAGGCCATCGGCAAGGCCGGTGAGCGTGGCCAGTATCAGGTCGGGAAGGCCGCATGGGACGATGCCTCCGCCCGCCTCAAGGCCGAGGGCCATTACTCCTTCCCCTGGTCTAAGTGGCGCGACGCCACGGCGCAGGACATGGTGGCCGCTTCGCACCTCCGCTGGATCAGGGCGAACTTCCACCGCCTCGGCATGACCGACCCTAGCCCCGAACAGATGGCGCTCGTCTGGAATGTCGGTTGGTCTGAGGCCCGCAGCCGAGACTTCCGGGCAAACGACTACGCCTTCCGCGTGGCTAATTTATTCCGCTCGCAAAAGGTTTTGACCCGCTGAAAGTTTCGACCTGTGGCGCATATCCTCATAGCAGTAGACCCCGGTCAGTCCGGGGCGTTCGTCTGGTCCAAGACCGGCGACCCTGAGATCACCGCCGACAAGATGCCTCCGACCGATGTTGAGGTTGCTCAGTATATCGCCGACATCTCCCTGAAGGCAAAGGACGTCGAGCTCTTCCTTGAGGAGCCTTCCACCGCCGGCTACGGCCCGAAGATTCCCGCCGCCTCCATCGCCCGACTCGCCCAGAACTTCGGCATGATCTACGGCGCCGCCGTCGCCATGGGCTGGAAGATTCACCGCGTTAAGCCCCAAGCGTGGCAGGCCGCTCACTCCCTGGGCAAGAAGAAGGACCACGGCAAAGGTTGGAAGAACCACTTGAAAGGGCGCGCGCTGGAACTGTACGGCAATCGCCTCGACATCACGCTCTGGAACGCAGACGCAGTGCTACTTTACGACGCAGCTCAACGCGGCGCCATCAACTGAGTTAACATAACTCGACCCTTCCCCCTCTTTTGTAACCTTTCCAACCTATGAAGAAAACCTCCATCAAGAACATCCCCGAGGCTCAGGCCTACGCTGTCATTCCGGGCACGCGCTACATCCTGCTGCCCGACGGCGTCCTCGCCAAGCCCCTGACCAGCACGCTCAAGCCCTCCGGCCCCGCGTATAATATCGTCATCGACGGCAAGGTCCGTCAAGTCTCCCTGTCCGTCCTCCAGGAGTCCATCGGCAAGGCCGACATCCGCGACCTGATCCGCAAGGACTGACCTCCCCTTTCCCTATGCCTAAAGAACCCACATCCCCCAACACCGCGACGGCCGACCTGGTCGCCGCTCTCGCGCAGCTCGACAACGTCAAGGCCAACAAGGTCAACCCGGGCTTCAAGAACCGCTACGTCTCCCTCGACGCGCTGCTCGACGCCATCAAGCCCGTCCTGCTCGACCACAACCTCGCCCTGATCCAGACGCTCATCTCCGAAGAGGGCAAGGTCGGCGTCTCGACCGCCTTCCTGCATACCTCCGGCGAGCGCTTTGACTTCGGCCGCCTCATGGTCAAGTCCGAGGGCCTCGACGCCCAGAAGATTGGCGGGGCCATCACATACATCCGCCGGCAGTCCATCCAGACCGCGTGCGGCATCTCGGTCGACCTCGACGATGACGGCGCCGTGGCCTCTGGCTTCCGTTCTGCGGCCGTTTCCCCGTCCGCCCCTGCCTTCTCCCCCACCCCCCGCCCGCTGACCAAATGAGCGACCCTATCGAAGACGCCTTCAAGGCCCTGCACCAGGGTAACCTCCTCGCCGCCAAGGACGCCCGCATCAAGCAGCTGGAGGAACGCCTTAAGGTCACCGAAGAAATCTTAAAAGACACTCAGGAAAACTCGGCTTCTTTTGAAAAGTGCTACTTTTCTCACGACGTTCGCATCAAACAGCTTGAGCAACGCCTTAAAGCGATGCGCGAGGCTGGCGATATCCTGTGGTATAGCGTCCGTAACGCCCAGAGCATCAGCGCCTCTGAACTTGTAAAAGCTCTAGATGAATGGAGGCAAGCACGCAACCATGGCTGACCTGCCGAAGGGCATAGAGAAGATCGCGGCGACCGTCCGCAATCAATACGCCCTACTCCTCTTCTTGGACGGCTTCCCCTACGTCGAGATGACCGCCCGCAAGTCCGCCGACTTTATGACCGACTTGAACGCGTGGAAGCGCAAGACCTACCCGTCCCTCTCCCGCTCAAACGTCCGATTCTTTACGCTCGCACCTAACGGCGAAGTCAAAGAACTTACCTTCACCAAATGACCAACCGCGATTATCTGAGGAACCTCCTGGGACAGTTAGCCGGCGAAGTCGCCGCCCTCCGCCCCACCCCCGAAGACTCCGCTCGCATCGCCGGTGACGACCTCTATCAGCTTCAGGTCGCCATCAACGAGGCCGCCGAAGAACTTGCCCGCCTCGACGCTGAGAACATCGAAGAGGCCTACGACATCAAGCCGATCTACGACCGCGTGAAGGCCGTCATCGCTCACGAGCGCGTCCTCCGCAATCAGCTCGACCGCGTGGCCCTCGCCGCCGACAACGCAATCGACCTCTGCAACCTCCTTTCGGCGCACGTCGAAGAGCACAACCCAGGCGACGACGACGCCTCACTCTGACCCTTTCCACCAAACGCACACCATGCCCCAAATCCACGACCGCAAAGAGTACCGCGCCTTCCCGGCGCTCAACCAGTCCGCCGCGAAAGTCCTCGTCGCCAACTCGCCGGCGCACTATCAGGCCTACATCAACACGCCCCAGGAAGAGACCAAGGCGCTCAAGTTCGGCACGTTCGTCCACGCGGCCGTCCTTGAACCGAAGACGCTCGACGACCTCTACGTCACCGCCCCGGATTGTGATCGGCGGACTAAAGAGGGTAAGGCTATCTGGGCTGAGTTCGCCACGGCCAACGCCGGCAAGACCATCCTCGACTATGAAGAGTCCGCCCTCGGCCATCTCGTCGCCGCGTCCGCCCGCCATGCTCTGAAGACCCACGGCGTCGTCTTCGATGCGACCGAAGTCATGTACCATGTGGACTACTGCGGCGTCCCGCTCAAGGCCGCCATCGACGGCGTGGCCGGCGACTACCTCTGGGACATCAAGACCACAGGCGCCGGTGAAGCGACTCCCGCTGGTATGTTAAAGAGTATCCGTGGGTATCGCTATAATTTGCAGAGTTATTGGTACCGCCTCGTCTACGAGATTGCCACGGGCCGTCGCCCTCTCGGCTTCCGATTCCTCTTTGTCGAGAAGGAGCCGCCCTTCGCCACGGCCGTCTGCGAGATCGGGCCAGAGCTGATGTCCTACGCCGTCTCTGACTTTGAGAAGGCCATCACCCTGTACAAGGAATGCAGCGCCTCCGGCGTCTGGCCGTCCTACACGCAGGAGATTCAGGTCATCGACATCAAGAGCACGACCACCGCCGCCCCTATTAATTTCGCCTAATCCACGCATATGAAAATCAATCAGTTCCTGAGCCTTCCTCCTGAGACCTTAACTAGGACTCTTCCTGACATCGGCGACAACCTTGGCTTTATTGCCTTGGCGGCGCCGGGTGTGATGAAGGGCTTTCAATCCAAGCGCATCACGACTACCTCTTTTGATGAAGTCATTTTTGAGAATGACCAGTGGGTTGTCCGTGGCGATTGCACCATTGATGAAAAAATCAATGGAGCAGTCACGCCGAGATCATACCAGGCTGACGGAGATGACATCCTTGATGGATGCCAAAGGAACGGCAAGCTGCACGAGACCTGGCCCTACCACGTTTGCCTCAAGGACTTCGTGGACAAGCAAGCCTTCTGCGATGCCTACGCTGTCGCCTATTACCACAAGAACATGAGCAAGGCCCGAGCCATTGACGCCTAATTTCCCACTAACATGACCACCGAAAACAACGAACGCACGCCCCTCACGTCCATCTCCCAGAATGGAACGTACAAACTGAAACTCATCCGCCCCAAGGGGACCGACAAGGTCAAGGTCTGGGAAGATGGCACGGCCTCCGCCCGCCTCTTCTTCGTCGATGACAAAGGCTTCTGCCTCTCCAAGAACTTCTCCACCAAGTACGGCAAGGCGCTCGCCATGCTCGTCGGTAAGTTCTCCGGCAAGTATACCAACGAGATCCGCTTGGACGCCACCCCTGCGGAGTACCTGGAGTACATCAGCCCCGCGTGCGGCCAGACCATCCTCGTCGGCGTCGAGGTCGAACCGAACGGCGAGTGGCAGGGCAAGCCTCAGTATAAATACAAGATGACGTATCCCCGCGGCTCTCAGTCCCCGGTCGTCTCCGAGCCCATCCCCGACAACCCGCCCTTCTGATGGACAACCATCTCAAGCTGCGGGAAGCCCTGGTCGAGGCCCTGCTCAAGAATCCCGACATCAAACTCCGCCGCGTCAGGCGCAAGGTGAAGATGTCCGGGCGTCAGACCCGCATCGCCGCCCGCATCGCGAAAGCATTGCGCAAGGCCAACGAGGCCGCCGCCTAATGGAACCCATGTCCGCCCCGACTTTAGTTCTGGTGAGCGGGTTCGCAAGGGCCGGGAAAGATACTCTCGCGGAGGGCATCCTTGAATGGTCCCGCCGGCCGTCGCGCAAGACCTCGTTCGCCGCGCACCTCAAGGACGCCGCCAACGATTACCTATGGTCCCTCAATCTGGAAGGCGACTTCCATAACGAGGCCTTCAAGTGCAAGCACCGCGACCTGCTCGTCACCCTGGGCAAGTTCGCCCGCTCCCTCAACCCGGACGTCTTCGCCGAGAACCTCGCCCACTTCGTCCCGATCCAGATGGGCCCCGATGAGGTCGCCCCCGAGACGGTCGTCGTTTCCGACTGGCGCTATATCAACGAGCTGAGGGTGTCGCAGTCCATCCTCTGGAACCTCGGCTGGAAGGTCCGCACCGTCTACGTCTCCACGGCCGGCATCGGCCCCGCGAACGACGAGGAGCTCGACAGCATCTGCGAGATTAAGCAGTTCCATTCCTTCGACCAGGAGTTCGTCTTCGCGCCTAACTCCCGCCAGTGCATCCTCGCCGAAGGGCGCCATCTGGCCAAGACGTGGAATCTCTGACGATGGAAGAGCCCATGTCCATGGAGGAGACCATCGCATGGGCCAAGAGCATCGGCATCTCCGCCGAGCGCGTGGCCTTCCTCCTCGCCTGTCCCAAGTATACCCGTACCGGGCGAAAGGACCAGCCCGCCTACATCAAGACCGACAACCCGAACCACCACCTCCAGAAGCAGGGCGACTGCTGGTGGCTGCGCATCCGCCGGCGCAAGACCGACATCGTCCACAACCTGGGCAAAGACCTCGAGACCGCCCGCCGTCACCGCGACGAGATGCTCGCGGCTTATGACAAGGGCGAACCCATTCCCCACCTAACCAAATGAGCCGCCATATCAATCCTAACAGCAACTGCTATAAGGCGGCCATCTACTGCCGAGACCATAAAGCAACTGACGAAGAGGCCGCCAAGTTATTCGGCATCAAGCCATCTACCGTTCAGACTATCCGGGGCTGGTTGAAGATTAAAAAGACAGGCTCTAATCGTTCGGAGACGGGATCGGCCATAGCCCTAGCAAAAGAATACATGAAGAGTGAACTTGGGCTTAAGGAGTTTGTATCCATTAAAAAAAGTAACCGCGGTTCTATAGTTTCAGCCCTTAGCAGGATGGGGCATCATGTCATTAAGGATAAACCAAACAGAAGAATAATGGTTAATCATGGTTCATACTACTTTAGGCTCAGGACTAAAAACCTAGTAGTTTACCAAACACTTTGCAGCGACATCGATAAGGCCAGACTCATGCGGGACAAACTCGAAAAGAAATACAAGGTATGAGCAAGCTGACCAAGTTCATCTACGCCTCCGACAGTCATGGCGACATGGCAGACCCGGAGGCCTTGGCGGCGCTCTACGAGTTCACGAAGGACTTCGGCGGCAGCAGCGTCCTCAAGATCGCCGGCGGCGACCACTACGACTTCCGCTCCCTCCGCAAGGGCGTAGGCACGGACAAGGAAGGCGCTGAGTCGCTCCAGGCTGACATCGAGGAGGGCAAGGACTTCTTCACCCGCTGGCGGCCTAACGTCTGGCTCTGGGGAAACCACGAGCATAGGCTCGACGCCGCCCAGGGCTCCGGCTCCGCCCTCGTCCGAGACTACTGCCAAGGCGTGAAGGACCACATCAACGCCCACGCCCGCAAATGCGGAGCCAAGGTCATCCTGCCTTATCACGCCGACAAGGGCGTCTACCGCATCGGCCCGGTGGCCATGATTCACGGCTACGCCCACGGCGCCAACGCCACCGTTCTGCAAGGGCTCCATTACAGCCCCTTCGGCGGCGCTCTCATCCACGGCCATACCCATAACCTCGCAAGCGTCGCCTTGACCAAGCACGGGGGCGGGAACGCCTTCTCGGCTGGATGCCTATGCCGCAAAGACGAGATGACCTATAGTGCTCAGAGACTGGCGACGGCCCGATGGGGCTCCGGCTTTGTCGCGGGCTTCGTCACCGCCGGCGGAGACTACAAGGCATGGCTCGTCCACAAGATGGGCAGTCAATGGATCTGGACGAAAGACCTAAAGACCTTCACCCCCTGACCCCATGCCCAAGTCCCGCAAGAAGATGCTCTACACCCGCGTCGGCAACGACCCGGTGCTTCTCGCCGTCATGGCCGAGATTAACCGCAGCGCCGTGAAGCCTCCCAAGGGTTACCTCACCCGCGATCAGTGGGCGGCCAAGTGGAAACTCAAGGCCGGGCACACTGCCAGCATCTACATCAAGAAGGCCATGTCCATCGGCGCCCTGGTCAAGGTCCGCTACCGCGTCCTCATCGGCAAGAGCAACCGACTCCGCGCCGTGGACCACTACGGCCCGCCAATCCGTAAGCGTTAAAACATTTGACCAAGCCGACGCACATCGGCAAACCCCACCTCCCTCCCTATGCCTCTCCCCTCCGCCATCGACGCGGAACGCCACCTACTCGGTGTCCTCCTACGCGATGCTCTCCCTCTCCCCGAAGGCCTGATCCCTTCGGACTTCCACGAGCCCAAGCATCAGGACACGGCCGCCTGTATCAAGGCCCTCTCCGACTCCGGCGTACCGCCAGACGAACTGGTAGTGACCAACAAGCTGCGCGAGGCCAAGTCTCCCGCCGAAGCCCACTACATCTCCGAACTGACGACCAACGTCGGCGCGTCCGTCTTCAACCCGGGATGGGCTGACCTCATCAAGCGCAAGGCCGCCCTCCGGCAAATCAGCCTCACCGCTTCCCGCCTCTACGACCACGCTAACGAGGAAGACGCCGACCCCGAAGCCCTAGTCGCCTTCACCGAAGGCTCGCTCAAGGCCGCCAAGGGAAGAGCCAAGCCACGCGATCAGGCCGAACTCATGCCCCTGTCCCTCCTGCGTTCGTTCGACGCGGATAACGACCCGACCTGCCTCGTTGGTAACCGCTGGCTATGCAAGGGCGGCTCGCTCCTACTCGTCTCGCAGTCAGGCGTGGGCAAGTCATCCTTCACCCTTCAGCTGCTCATCTGCCTCGCCATCGGCCGTCCCTTCTTCGGCATCCAAGCCAAGCGGCCTCTACGTATCGTCATGGCTCAGGCCGAGAACGACGCCGGGGATGTCGCGCAGGCATTCCAGTCCATCTGCCAAGGCCTGATGCTCTACCCGGACGAAGAGCGCCTCCTCGACGAGAACCTGCACATCTACCGCGACACCCATTCGGTCGGGCCTGCCTTCATCGAGCGGATGCGTGAACTGATTATCCGCCACAACGCGGACTGGTTCACCTGCGATCCGCTGATGTCCTTCTGCGGCATCGAGGTCTCCGATCAGAAGCAGATGACCGAGTTCCTCCGCCACGGCATCAACCCGGTGCTCGAAGAGACCGGCGCCGTCTTCATGGCCGTCCACCATACGACCAAGCCCCGCTCGGCCAAGGACAAGGAAGGCCAGACCGTCGCTGACCTCGCCTACGCAGGCTCAGGCTCCAGCGAGCTGACGAACTGGGCACGCGAGTGCGCCGTGCTCCAAAGATGCCCAGGAGACGAACCCGTCTTCAAGTTCGCCCTGACCAAGCGCCGCGGCCGTGCCGGCCTCAAGGACCACGCCGACGACTTCGCCAACGAGATCACCATCCGCCACGCCCGCCAGAAAGGGGTCGTCCGATGGGAGTACGCCACCCCCGAGGAGGCCAACCCTGCCCAGACGGAGGCCAGACCCGCCCGCAGGGATAGCGATTCCAGACCCGCCAAGGCCTCGCCAAGGCGTTTTCAGGCCGACTGAGGGTCAATCCCCGTCCTACCCCCTATGACCCCCCTTTCCCTACCCCCTCAAGGTCCGACTCAAGGTCCGACTCAAGGTCCGTCCTTATCTTACGATAAGGGGTTCTTCGGGCTTACCCCCTCCGCTTAGGCGTCGGGACGCCCTTGAACACTGCTCAATTTAACCTACCGAGATGACCCAACCCAACCCGAGGAAGGCCACCCCCTCCCAACTCCGATACCTAGCCATCAAGCGCCGCTGGACTAGGATCAGACTGAAGGCCTGGAGAGAGATGCCCGAGAAGATGGAGGCCGCTCGACGCGAGGCCACCAAAGAGGCAGCAAGGAAGAGGAGAGACAAGAACGACGGACTTCGTCAGGTCGTGGCCACATGGCCGGACCTACTCACCTCGCCTCAGCTGAGGGAACGGATCGCGGCAGACATCGACTACAAGGGGAAGGCATCGTCCCTGGTCTACCGACTTCGCCGGCACGGGATGGTCTCCTTCCGCGAGGACGGCAACTGGCTCAACCTTTGCACCTTGATACCGAGAGAAGATGGGCAACCTAAGCCGTAATGGCGAAACAACTGCACGACCTTGAGGCTCCTCACAAGGATGCCCGGTCGTTCGATGCCTGGTACTTCTCCCT